AGAAATTTAACCCCGTCTACATTTGCTCGCTTCTTGACCTCTAGCGCTACGAGTTGGGCAAAATCTTCATCGTTCATATTTGGTGTCACTGCGACCTGTCTATTGTTCTTTTGGTGATAATAACCATGTGAATGGTTTGATTCTTTAATCCTATACAAATTTTCGTTGTACATGGTATTTATATTCCCCTTGTTGTTATTTGCTCCAAACAGGGCAAATAGTTTTGAAGTGACACCAACCGCATAATGTGCTTGGCTTGGCTTCAAAAACGCCCGATTCGCATCGTTCGTCAATCATTGCCCTGGTCGTAACAATTTGTTGTTTGACTCTCTGAATATCGTCTTCTGTTGGAACACAAGAAAGCCTAACCCCCTCTTTTAGGTAGAGCAAGTCCAAGTTGCCTATCGGTTTATTAAACTCGTCACTTGTCAAAATTCCATAGATAATCAGTTGGTCAAATTTGTCGCCCTGCCACTGTCGGCGAGGTACCTTTCCTGTTTTGTAGTCACTGATATTGACTCTTCCGTGTTTATCTATATTCCAACGGTCAATGATTCCCTTGACCATTACACCGTCAATTACTCTATTGAATTCGGTTTCCGTACCGTCAAAATTTATTGTTTGAGGGTCTTCCAATCTCCAAACATTTTCTAAACAAAACCATATTTGCCATCGCATATCCCTGATTTCTTCCTGTTTGTTACGGACAGCCTGCCCTGCTTCATCTTGGAATTTAGCCCAAATATCACCAGCCAAGTAGCGAGCCATCTGAACAGTGCGCTCGTCGGGATGTAATTTATAGAAAACTTCAAGAATCTCATGAACAATGGTGCCGACCAAAGTGGCGAATGTGGCAGGTTCTTTTATTCCATCAATCCGAGAATATTTATATTTAAGTGGACACTGGTGAAATGTGGAAATTGAACTTGCCGATAAGTAATCAGGTGCCTTAAGGGTCAAGTTATTCGCCTGTTTCTGCCATTGTGCCACCAAATTTAAGCCGTACGATTTCCGCACTGATGATATTCAATTCTTCAGCAGTCATTTCGGAAAGTTTTTTTTGCGTGCCCTTGCTGTGGTCAGACCAAAATGCCTTGACTTGCTTCTTTGCATCATCATCCAAAGAGTCGAACATTTCTTTGACCTGCACCGATTGAGACGCGGACGAAGAAGCGGACTGTGTCGGTGATGCCTCAATCGCCTGTTCAATTTCAATCGCGTCTTCACTGCGTGCGAGATACAAGCCGATGCCGAAAGCCTGTGCCGCTTTCTTCAAAGCATCAGAAATTGCGCCCTTGAACTCGTCACCCAAATCAAGGATTGCTCCCTGCTTGGTGCGTTTGATTTTCTGACCACCAATACCGTCGCGGACGATTGTGCTGAACTCGCTCAGGAAATATTCAACGCGGACATGCGCAATCACAAAATCGGGGTCTGTCGGGTCGCGATGACAACTCTGAACAGTCATTGACCACCTGTCAACACCGAAAACTTTGTTCAGTCGGTTGATGACTTCACTGACAGGGATGTAGGTGAGACTAACCCCGCCCTTGTTGATTGAGCGCTCCATCTCTCGCGGGAACTGCTCTGACAGTTGAGCGTAAAGATTCGGGTTGTTGTTTGTCATCGGATTTGCTCCTTGTGGACGATGATGTTTGTTTTTGCTTCGCCAACTTCGCAGTATTGGTCTGCGTTGATGCCGATTTTTGAAAGTTCTTTGACTCGCCAATATGAGGGTTGAACATAGTCAAGAAGTTTCATTGCTATCTCTTCTGATGTCATAATTACTTCGCCCGTATCCAAATCCACCGACATTTGACCCAACCTACGCAAAACCTCACGAGTCAAATCCTCGTGATTCCACGCTTTACGGTCAGAACCAATCTTCTTTTCTACAGCCTGCCCATTGGATGAGGCGGTTGGAATGTCGGGAAGTTTGTCAATAATTTGGGTTGAGTAATCGCCATAAATCAGACCGATTTCAGCCTTGATTTTATGCAACAAGACCAAAGCGTCAACGAGCGACTGAATGTCATCGCTTGCAACAACCGCCTTCAGATGTGAATCAAGGGCAATCATTTGCTTGCGGAAATCCGTCAATGGGGAAATCAGTGACGACTGTTCCCATGCTTCGTACGCTTTATCGGTCATGTCACCCCTTATATAGTTGGAATCTTCTTGCCCAATACTACTGACAAACGGGTCATCGTGTCAAGGCTCGGGGAGAAATGACCATTTTCAATACGGTTTACCGTTTTGCGGTCAATGCCTGCGAATTCGGCAAGCGTGTCCTGACTGAGTTCAGCCTTGATGCGATTATCTTTGCACCAATCGGAAACAATCTTCCTGCTCTTTTTTGAAGCACCGACGAGTTGTGATTTGCTTGGTTTTGGGGTCTTTTGTGTCTTGGTTGCCATTGTGGTATTACCTCCTTACACAATGATAGTGACTGGTCTCCTTTGAGGCAACCCCAAACCCGTCAAAAACACAAATGCCCCCACAGCCGAGTCAACTTGGTCGTCATGGGTCATGGCTTCGGGAAAAGCCGAAAATTCGTCCAACCAATCAGTCAACCAGCCACCGCGGACGAGGCGGACATTACCGTTTGCTACGGCAGCCGAGAAAGGTCGTGCCCTTGTGATTTTATCCCCCGTTGGGCGCTCACCCAACAGGTCATAACCCGGTACCACATATCGGGCGTATTGGTCAATAAGTGCCTTACCCGAAGAGCCAGGTTCTTGCTCCATTCTAATGGGAACCGTCAATCCATCTTCTTTGGCTGTTTGGGCGATAAAAGCCTCAACCTTGTCGGATTTAGCCCTTATTTTCCGTACATCTATTACATAGGCAACACCCTCATGAAACATCATTAGTGTCCCCACCGTCCAGTCGGGGTCGGGGTTGCTTGCGTTCGGCTCGGTAGATGCCAAGTCCCAATATCGGACAAAACGAGAAGCATTCTGTATTTGTGGCAATTCCGTGTAATCAATTATCGGGAAATTGGTTCTATCAAACAGGCTTCCTAGCGTGGTTGCCCACCAATCACCGCTCTCAAGCCTCTTTCGTTCAATCGGGTCAAGGACGGAAAGAGCCTGACGGTATGACTCGGCATCAATTCCGGGGTTGTCCGTCAAAAACGAGGGGACAAATACCCTACCCGAAGACCTACCCTCTACGATAAATCGTTGCCTCACCCAATTCGGGGCAGGGTTGGATGCCGCCCTCATGCGTAGGGGGACTTTGGAAAGTTCGCCACTGGCGGGTCGGCGCAAACGAGAAAACAGATACCGATAATCGGACTCTCTGATTTCGGTGACTTCATCCATTCCAATGAACTGAAATTCTGAACCCTTGTACCTAAGAAAGTCGTTCGTGTTATTTAAATATCCAAAAGAAATTCGCGCCCCCGACGGGAACGTAGCCACATAACTATTTGCGTTCCAATGAACTTCCTCATTGCTGACACACCAAGATTTAAAACGGTCCATCAACGCACCAGGCAAAGCAAGGTCAGCGTAGGTTTTTCTGAACAAAATCGCAGAATAATTCGGTATGTCAACGAATTGCAGTGCCGACATTAAAAGAGCGGATGACTTACCACCACCCGCTGCTCCACCGAATAATGCTTCCAAAGCGTAGGTACGAAGAAACACTTTTTGTGTGACGGACGGTATTTCTGGACAAAACAACGGCTCCTTCGGTTGTAGGTAATCGTAAATAGATTTCCAATCAGTCATGGGTTCCCGCAATTTGTTTAGGTTTCAGGCATAATGTACTATGGATTAGCATGCATTTTTGCTAGGGTGACAGCAAATGAACAAGTTCAATTTTCGCAGATTTCTCACCCGCACAAGTGCAGCCAATTCTCTAATGATTTTATTTTTAGTGGGAACATCGGTGGGTGCGGGAATGATTTTACTACCAGCAGGATTTATCGTTGGTGGTATTGCGTGTGGTTTGCTCGGCTTTCTGCTTGGGTCTGAATAATGGCGTGGAATAGTCCCTCAAATAAAGGCACTCCCCCCGTAGAGGAGAAGGCGCTAAGTCCTGGCGCACCAGTTGTTTATGACATAGGCAAAACGGGAAGACCCTATAAAGACGGTTGGGATATTGAGCGTGCTTACCGCGAGGGTCATCAAAAGATTACTTGGGTGTTCCGATGCATAGACGCTATTGCGGGTAATCAGGCGCGTCTTCCCATGATGCTCCGTAAGGACAATGACCAACGAGGCGAGAGAATTAAAACTCGCCGACCGATTCTTGAATTGCTCAACTCAAAATCAAACATCGGAGAAAACTCCTTCATCTTCCGCTACAGGCTGTCAGCGCAACTCATGATGAGTAGCCGTGGAGTATTTATTGAAAAAGTAAAAGGTCGTGACGGTCGTCTTATCGGTCTGCAACTTCTTCCCCCACAGCACACCGCTCCAATTCCAGATGTCAAAAATTTTGTTGCAGGTTATGAAGTTGACATGCGCAACGGCTTCAAAGCCACACTCAAACCCGAAGATGTTTGTTGGATTCGCCGCCCGCATCCACTTGACCCATATCTTTCCATAACCCCCATGGAATCTGCGGGCATAGCCATTGAACTTGAGAACCTATCCAAGTTATACAACCGCAACTACATGCTGAATGATGGGCGACCTGGCGGATTGCTCGTCGTTCGTGGCGACATCCAAGAGGACGATAGGGAAGAACTCAAAAACCGTTTTCGCGGAAATCTCACCAAGGTCGGTGGAACAAGCGTTATCGCATCGCAGGACGGGGTTGATTATGTAGACACATCATCCTCCCCTCGCGACGCTGCGTACACAGAAATGAGAAGAATTCAGAAAGAAGAAATACTTGCCGCTTTCGGTGTTCCAGAATCCGTAATCGGAAATGCTGCTGGAAGAACCTTTTCTAACGCTGCCGAAGAATTGCGAGTGTTTTGGATGGAAACAATGACCCCGCACCTCCATACACTTGCACGCGCCCTAGATGAACTTGACGATAAATACTATGTGGATTTTGATACTTCAGATATTCCAATTCTGATTATCGCCAAGCAAGAACGAGAGCGCTACCACATGGACGAATTTCAGCAAGGTCTGATTTCGTTAAACGAGTATCGCGAGGCGACAGGAAAGAAAAAGGTTGAGTCGGAACTTGCCGACTCGTTGCTGTCTAACCCGAATCTTACTCCCATTGCAAACACCGAGAAACCATTCAAGGCTGACCAACAGCAACCAGTTGACATGGTTGGTGTTGACCAAGGAGCGCCCGCAGGTGGCGGTCTACCTCCGATGGAGGGCGCTGCGGAAATGCCACAACCTGCACCACCGGCACCGATTCCTGCGCCCGAACCCGCAGGAGCAGCGACGCAAGGGGCAGCACCCGCAGGAGCGCCAGAAACAGGCGCACTACAGCCCCAACAACAATTAAGCGAATGGGAAACCCTTCAGCATGAAATCAACAGAAAATTTGTTGAGGGTGTGGAAACAAAGGCTGACGAAGACACTAATAGGTGGACAGAAATTTTGGACAGGACGCTTGAACGTTTGTTTGAGCGTCAGCAGAGGGTTGTGACCGAGAAGGCTTTCGGCAAGAAGGCTTTGAAAGCGTTAGAGAACGGAACGCTTACCGCCGATATGTTTTTTGATACGAAAGTGTGGAATAAACAATTGGCTGACGATGTGAAGCCCGTGATTCTTGCGATTTGTAACGAGGGTAAAGATTATGTTTCGGCTCGTTCAAACATGCCAGCAGAGGTTGACCAAGAAGAACTTGAGCGTTTGGCTCAGGAACAGATTCAGCGCATGCAACAGGCGAATCAGTCAACATTTGAGGAAATTGCTGCAGCGGTATTGGTTGCGTTGGCTAGTGGCGGAGATGAAGACAAATCCGCCCTGTTACGAATTGCGCTTGCCGCAATCTTTATCAACTTGTTGAGAAAACGTCGCCGTGCGATGGCAGAGCATGAAGCACAATCAGCGTTCAACGCAGGTGTCTATGTTTCTGGCAAGTCTGCTGGCGGGTTAACAAAGACTTGGTTGACGCGCAAAGATGCCAAGGTTCGCGCAGCGCACGCCTTCTTGGAGGGAAAGACTGTAGATTTCGGGGAAGGGTTTGCTGTGAGTGGTTCCATGTTGCGTTTTCCAGGTGACCCGCTCGCGCCACCATCGCTGACCTACAACTGTAGATGTCGCATCCGATTGAGGTTTGAGTAGTTCACACGTAACGAAATGACACTTTACTGAAAGTGTTGCATTATAAAAGATGTAAATAGTTTAAAGTTGTAGGGTATGTCTGATGTGATGCAAACCGCCGCCCTTGAAATGACCGAATACAAGGCATCACAAGGTCAAATCAACATTGACGAAGCCCAAGGAATCGTTGAAGCGTTTGTTGCTGGTATCGGGAACAAGGACTCCGTAGGTGACATTATCGTCACGGGTGCGTTCGCCGAAAGCCTAAAAAGACGTAAACCGAGAGTGGTTTGGGGTCACGACTGGAATTCACCAATCGGAAAAGTCCTTGATATCTACGAGGTTCCACGCACCGACCAACGCCTGCCAGCAAAGATGCGTAACGCAGGCATCGGCGGATTATATGTTCGCGTGCAATTCAATCTCAAGTCAGAACGAGGAAGACAGGCGTTCGCCGATGTTTCGTTCTTTGGCGAAGAGCAAGAGTGGTCAATCGGATACAAAACCCTTGACGCCGACTTTGACCCACAGAGAAATGCGAACGTTTTAAAGAAAGTTGAACTGTACGAAGTTTCTCCCGTGCTTCATGGAGCAAATCAACTAACAGGGACAATCAGTATTAAGGCAGACGAATCTGTCAAGGGCGCTTCGGGTAGTCCATGTTGGGATGGTTACAGACAGGTCGGCATGAAACCTGGCAAGAACGGAAAGATGGTGCCGAATTGTGTTCCGATAGGAGAAAAGGGCGAACAACTAAGAGACCCCAAGGGTGGTCTCACCGCAGCGGGTCGTGCACACTTCAACCGTACCGAAGGTTCAAACCTCAAGCCAGGTGTGAGGGGTCCTGCTGATACGCCTGAGAAGATGCGTCGTAAGGGTTCTTTCCTGACGCGTTTCTTTACAAACCCGAGTGGTCCGATGAAGGACGAAAAGGGACGCCCGACGCGCTTGGCGCTTTCCGCCGCTGCTTGGGGAGAGCCCGTTCCACAGGATAGGGAAGCAGCAGCAAAACTCGCGGCTAAGGGTCGCAGACTTTTGGAGCGCTACGAGAACTCCAAGAAAAAGAAGAGCGACGCCGTAGATATTGACGAAATATACAAGATTGCCGAGCAGTTCGTAATGTCTGACGAATCCTTTAAGAAAGAACAAAAGATATTCGTTCTTGAGTCTCTGCAAGAGAAGGGAATCGTCCCAACTTCAGAAAAAGGAATGCGTCCTGAGTTTGAGAACATGATGCGTGCACGCATGATGGAACAGTTCAAGAAACAGCGCATCATGGCAATGCTCGCTCAGATGCTTGAAAACCGCGACGACGACGAGGAGGAAAACGAAGAAGAAGACGACGGGATAGAAGCAGCAAAACCCGAACTTGGACGTGCGCCCAATCTTCCGCTCGCGCTCGCCAAAAAGTTTGGAGGAGCAATCCGCATTCGTGAGTCCGACGCTAACTCCGTAATCTTTGACCACAGAGGACAAAACGGTATGAACACGCTTCGTGTTTCGTATCACTTTGAAGACGGAAAGTTTATGTTTGGAGACCCAACGCAAGTAAAACCAAAAGTGGTTTATTTGAACATGAGCGGTGACGAAGTGCCCGGCTCATCCGACGCATCGCGTCGCTACGAAGATAGATATGAAATGGATGAACAACCGCAAGTGCCACTTGGTGTCAAACCCAAGTCACCCGAGAAGGTTGACCCGCTCGGCGGTCTAATTCCGCAAGAAGTTATCACGGCAAGAACCCGTGGCTACGGTCCGCGTAGGGGCAATCTTGAGCGTCTGCTCCGATATTGGCGTCCAATCATGCGCAAGCCAGGTGGTTTTCGCCGTTGCCGTGTAATTCTTGCTAACCATCCAGAGTTGTACCCGTTGAACAATATTTGTGCTTGGCTACACCACGAAACAACAGGACTCTGGCCGAATGAAGGGTGTCATCATCCCGGCATGAAGAATTGTCGCAAGAAATTGAAAGGTGTTGTACGCGGAACGATTTGGAGCGACCGTGAGTGGAATGAGCGTTTGCGGAATCTTGTGAGCCGAGGAAGAAAAGATGGTCAGTTGCTTGAGGAAGACATTTTAGATATTTTTGGTGACCAAGGCTCGGAAGAATTAAATTTTGAATTGATGGAGGATGTCGCTGAAAAAATGGCTGTTGGCATGATTGGCGATTTTGAAACGGAAAACCCCGCCGAAGAGGAAAAACAGGCTTACGAGGCTCTGCGTGAATTCATGAATATGGAACCCGAATTTGTCTCTTACATGACTGGCGATGACAATTGGATGATGGAGGGCGAAGACGACAACGACGAAACCATTGAAATGCCGATATTGGTGTCGGGTGGCGGAGGCGGCTGTGGTTGTGGCGGTGCGTGTGGAGGTGGGGGCAAGGAGATGATTGCGGCTCTCGCAGCAGCCCTTTCCGACATGATTAAGAGCGCCGAGGATGAGATGCAAATCAAGGGTGCACATATCAACGGTGACAATGTTCAGCGTTTGAAAGATGCTTACGGCATTCTCACAACTGTCTTCCAATACGGTGGTTTGGACGAGAAGCCATATTTGGTAAAAGCCAAAGGCATGAGTGTCTACAACCTTAAATCTGCTATTGACCCCGTTTTGGAGTTCTACGGCATTGACTCTGAGGCAACAGAACAGGGTGTCAGGTTGTTCGGAATTGACTGTGCACCCGATGATGCCGTAGACGCATTATCTTCTGTGCTCCAAAGATTAGAATCATCAAAAAATGCGACAGTGTTGCATAGGTAACGACAAAGGAATACTACAATGAGTTATACTTCTAGAACAGGTTTACCACAAAAGACAGCAAAGTATCAGTGTGTAGTGTCGGGCGCGAAACGCTTGGCTCCATGCGCAGGATGCCCCAATGCAAAGGCTTGCCTCGTCAAGTCAATGCAATATAAGGAGTCAGGAAAAATGGCAGAGACACCGACAGTCAAACTGAATGCGGACGGCAGCATTGGGTGCGCCAAAGGTCTTGAGATTGCCGAGTGTGGATACAAGCCGGGTGCAAAAGTTTGTGGAAAGTGTGGCGCTGCTGCTGTTTCCGTAAAAGGTATGGGCAAAGGCAACTATGAATCGGATTGGGTTTCCGATGATGACAAGAAGCCGAAGAAGATGATGCAACCGATGGTTGACGGCGAAGAGGACGATGAAGAAGAAGACGGAAAAATGATGAATCAGGATTCCGACCCTCTCAAGAAGAAGAAGTCCAAGAAAATGATGGGCATGAAGCCCGGTTCGGTCATGGAAGAAATGGCTTCGGAAGAAGAGTCCGACGACGAGGAAGAGAAGGAGATGAATGGAGGCACGCCGACGGCATCGCC